CCAAAGCAATGGTTTCGTGGTTGTAGCGGGTAGTCCATGCCTCTTGAGCATTGTCATAAGCGATGGCAGAACCCTCGTTTTTGACAGGTGCGGCTGAGAAGCCAGACAGTTTGGTTTCTTCTTCAAAGGAACGCTCAGAGGTCTCTGTTTCGTAGATCTCTTTGTGTTGCTCACCGTAGCGAGCGTACTCCATACCAAACAAAGCATTCAGTCCGGGCAAGAGTTCCTTAAGTAGTTGTGCACGTGAAATAGCCATTTAAGTAACTCCTTAAGCGCCAGTGGCAGAGTAGTAACCATGCAAGCCTTGGTTTAACTTAACCAAAACTTCGGGGTACTGGATAAACACAATAGTGGATGCGCTAGGAATAGCGGTAACACTGCCGGGGACTGCAATCGCAGAGTTAATCGTAACTGACGTTGCAGCGGCTGAAGCAGCGGTGGTTACAAAAGAACCTGTTTGAATGATTTGTCCGTTTGCTGCAACATAAGCCACATCTGTTCCAACAGGGATTGCGCTAGGCAAACCAGAACCAGTTAAGGTAATAGTTGTAGAAGATGAAGAGCCAGTTGCACTTACTGAAATAGCAGATTCTTGTACCAAGCCAACCAAACGCAAAGGCAAGGTGGTTGTTACAGGAGTAGCTGAGGGGGCTAAAACTGCGTTAGCAGAATTGCCAGTGGTTGTGCTACCCGTATTGTTAATAGCAGATAGGTTAGTACCAATCATAGCCATAGCAGCGGAAGCAATAGCGGTAGTGGCGGAACATACAACCGCTTTAAACACAGCATCAGGATCGTCCGATATATAAGCTTGGCAATCACCTGCGAGGGTGCTTGCGGGCCAGTATTGGGCAAATTGCTTTTGCTTGGTTAAAGGGTTTGTATAAGTACAGCCCAAGAAAATACCAACCGTTTGGTTTAGACCAGTGCCAGTAGAAACTGAAGCACGGGTTACATTACCACGCGATAGTACAACGAAATCGCCATAGAAAATGTCAGTGGCATAGCCGTATTGGATGGGGTACATACGAGTACTCCCAGCAAATACTTGACCACCAATCAAGTTCAATGGTTTTAGCCCGTATGGGGCGTCAACTACTGGATAAGCCATTTAAATTCCTTTATTTAGAACCTGTACCAAATCCGCTTCCACGACTGGATGAAGACTTGCGGTCAGCAAACAGAGGCATACGCGGGTCGTTATTTCTCATGAAGTGGTTGTCCACTGAATCCATCTGGTTCTGCGCTTGCGTGTCGTAATACTCTTTCATGGCCATGAGTTTTTCGGTGGGGATTTTGCAAAGCATCAATCCACCAATTTCCACATTACCCTTTGCATTACCTTCAAGCATCAGTTCTGGATGGTCTGCTGCCTTCACTGGAACCCAGCCATCCCGCATCTTGCTAGACACATTGGTTGGCATTGACTGTCCCAAGACATGAGTCGCTATGTAGCGAAACTCCCATCCAGGTTCAGGGGTAGGATCGGGCAGTGCACTCGACGGTTTATACACAGATCGAGTTGTTTTTTCGCGTGATGCATTATCACGGGGGGTGCGATTTTCAGCCATTTTGGTTCTCCAATTTTAAAACTTCAGCAACATACTTCTTAGGATCAAGGTTGTACTTTTTAATTAACGCCGCTTGTGATGGCGTCAATTGAACCTTCCTAGTTCCTGTAGAACGTGTTGCCGGAGCAACCACTGAAGAAGGTCGCCGGGACTTTTCGCTAGCGCCACCGAACATTTCGGGGAACGTAGACTTCACGCGAGCATCAATTTGCTCGAAATATTCGTCTTGGCGGGGATCGACCCCGGAGTTGACTAGTTTTTGATGCAGCCCTAGTGCAAAGCTGGTAACTTCTTCAAACCCATCGGAACCGAACCACTGGTTTTTTGCCTGCCAGCGCAGGGTTTTTTCGTCCGGTTGAACAGATTGGGTCTGTTGTTGTCGCGGTTGTACCTCAGTTTCTTCCACTTGTAAAGGGGGTGGACGAAAATTTTGTGCCTGTTGTAATTTTGACTTAGCATCAAACAGCGCTTCTTGAGCCGCAAGGATGGCATCGGTGTCAAACGCCTCTTGCGCCGTCTTGTAGTCGCGGCGAGCTTTATCCATTTCCGCCTCGGCAGCGGTCTTGGCCATAGCCCCGTACTGCTCAGTGCCGTTGTTTACGTACTGTTTAAGCTTTTTGTTTTCATCGACGTAATGCTGTGCAAGACGCTCAAGTTCTTGCTTTTCCCTCAAAAGAGTTTCTTTGGCACGGCGCTCGTCGTGACGCGCATGGGTTAACTCCTTGATGCGGTCTTGTGCCCCTCTTGTATAGGACTCAATCTCTTCATCAGTGGGGTCTTCCACCTCTCTGTCCAATGGCCTACGGCCACGGTCTTGTATAGGCGTATCGTCAACAATCTCAATTTCAACGTCATCATCGGGCTGAATTATCTCAACCTTCTGACTCTTGTTGTCTTCAAGTTCGTCGGGAAACTTGTATTGTTCTGCCATTTCTGCTCCTTTAAGCGCGGGTTAGCCCACGAGGGTCTTGCACAACAGCGTCCACTTGGTCATCGTTGATGAGCCGGAACTCTTTGCCAAAAATCTTGAAACGCGTACCAGAATAGGTACGGACAAGGACGAAGTCTCCTTCTTTGCACCACGCGCCTGCGGGGAACTTGGTCTGATCTTTGTACGCATCAGGGCCAACTTTCATCACAAACAACACGGTGGTCGCGCTTTCTTCTTGTTTCATACTGCTTGTATCGCGTACAAGATCAAGCGCAGTACCATCAATCTTTTCAGAGACTGGGGGCACGGCACACAGCAGCTTCCAGCCTGTCGGCTCTGGCAGCATGGTGGCTTTTTCTTCGTCTGTAGCGTCTTGCACTGGTGCATCGACGGGTTGGATTTCAGGTAGGGCAAACTGCCCTGGTTCTAAAACAAGTTCACTCATCTGATTTTTCAACTTTCTCTGCAAGGTCAAGTAAGTGGCGCTCTGCGATAGCTAGACCCTGGATAACACCGCAAAGTTTTTGGTACTCATCGAAATTGCGACATGCCCCGCCAGCGCAGTCATCTGCGTAGTTGTTCATGTCGGTGCGTAATTTTTCGCGCAATACGCGTGCGAAGTCTTGAATCATTTAGTTGGCTTCTCCTGTTGTTGATATCTTGCGTTTGTCTCCATCTGTTGCCGTTGACGTTTTAAGTCCCCAGCCTTCCCAAGCGCAGTGATTTCTGCAACTTTCTTTTGTTGCTGTAGCTGACCAGCTTTATTCATGGCCTCTACTTCAAGTCGCTTGTTATCCAGCTCCAATCGAGCTTTCATCTCTTGCGACTTAAGCTGCAAGTCTTGTTGTTTGATCTGGAGTTCTTGCTGCTTGATCTGCAATTCTTGTTGTTGCATCTGTATCAAAGGATCTTGTTGCTGCTGCTGCGCTTGTTGTTGCGCAACTTGAGCTTGGCTTTGTTGCAACACTTGAGATGCAGCCTGAGCCATCATGCTTGAGAGTTGAATCTCCATCTCGGGTGGCAGCTTCTCATCTTCAGGAGGTAAAGGCATACCCATTTGCTGCTCAATCTTCTGGCGGTAGGCAAAGCCAACGTGCTCTGCAACGTGCGCCATCATTGCAGCTTGTATCTGTCCGGCCTTGGGGTTTTGTCCAATCAACTGCATGACAATAGGATCTTGCATCCCCATCATGTGCACCTTGATATGTGACTCATGGTCTTGGTAGAAGAATGCTTTTACAGGCTCCATACGCAAAGTGGCCATGTTTTCTGACACAGGGTCTTTTGGCTTCTGATCGTCGGGCAGCGGAACTAGCTTGTCTGCATCCTTGATGCCCAAGACTTGCAACATATTGCGGTGCAACTGTGGTAAGTCGTAAATGTCCGGAGCCATCTGTGCCATCTGAATAACGGCTTGGTACTGCACAACCCGCTGACTCATCGTTGCCGCATTAGGGTCGCTTACAGGAATGATGTCTACATGGTCATAGTCTGACTGCTTAGCCTTTCGCGGGGCGTCAACTGGATCGTAGTCGTAGTCTGGCTCGGTGTAGTCGCGGATGATCGCGGCCAACAAGCGCAGCTCTTGCTTAAATGTGTAATGCAAACGGGCTTGAACCGCAGACATAACCTTAAGCTGGCGCTCGAGCAATGCCAGTGTTGTACCAACAGGAGCCTGTGCGGACATGTCCGACACCTTCATGTCGGCAGTAGCTGCAAACCTGCGGCCTTCCTCCACAATTTTGTCCATCAGTCCAGACAGAACAATGCTTGGCTCCTTGTAGGGTAAGGGCAGGATACTGTCACGCAACGCCCCAGAAGCAATGTCTACGTCTCGCCATTCTCCGGGAGCGATGGGGGTGTCGTCTCCCTTAATGCGCATTCCGCGAGTCTTAAGACCTCCGGGTAAGTTAGATAACGTCCCAGCATCGACAAGCTGACGCATGATACTGGTGGCTGACCTAGCGTATCCACCGATGAGGTGGAAAAGGCCGAAGCCGTAAGCTCCAAAACCTGGGATGTATTGGTAGTGAACGAAGTGTTGTCGCTTGAGTTTGAGGGGGTCATCTTGGTTCCAGTTCCGCCGAATAGACAAGACATCATTGCTTCCTTTTATTAGAGTAACTACATATGGCTGCATTACGCCAGTGGGTTCGCCGTCGTCGTCTTTGTCCTCATCTCCTTCTAATACCAAGTCAACATGGCACTCATATAAAGTGTAGCGTTCGTCGTTTAGATCAGAAAAGCCAGTCTCTTTATCCTTGGCTGACTTAATGTTGTCTGACTCTTTGCCGGGATCGGGTAGCTCAATGTCGCGGTAAAAGCCTGCTTGCTGAAGCTTGATGATTTCATTTTCAGTCTTGCGCATGACATGCGTCAACCGGTAGCAAGTGTCTAAGTCTGTCGTCCCATAAGGCAATAAAATATCTTCAGCCGGTATAAATATAGATACTTGACGTCCCAAATTTGGATCGTAGTAGACCTTCTTGAATGCCGATCCGGTGGCCGGCAAGCTCCATAACATACGTTCATGCTCAGGACGGAACTCGCGCATAACCTCAGTCAGCTCGTAGTTCATGTCAGCCTCAACACGCACAGCCGCCTCTTGTTTATCAGGAGTTTCTCTGCCCAATATTTTTGTACGCACAGGGCCTGCGGCTGGGAACTGCTCTGTAATAGTCTCTGACTGAAACCTAACAACTGCCTCTGTAATCATGGGGTGGAAAACACCACAAGCGCCGTTCCAAGGTTCTGTGCGCTCCTCGTACTGGAGTCCCATCAGCTTTAAGCCATCTACGTAAGCTTTCTCCCAATCCTTGCGGGAGTTTTTATCATTCTCAATATCGCCGCACAAATCCCCTGCCAATGAAGCCATTGCGCCTTCATCCATTTCTTCGGCCAAGTTCTCATTGAAGTCGTCTTCAGCTTCTCCGGCGATCATGCTGATTTCTAAATCACCAGCTCGGATGTTGACGGCCTCAGGATCAATGATCTCAATCTCAATAGCCTCTTCATCTTGCGACAAATTATCTATGCCTCTGGGTTGTTGGTACAAAGCTTTATCGATATTGGTTGCCATTTTTTATCCTTAAATTATTTTGTTTCCGCCCTGCAAAGGCTTATCAACTGCACCACCCTTTTTATATGGCACCTCTTTTTTTTGTCGTGCGGTATCTTTGCTTTCATTGGCCTTTAAAGGTAGGCCATGTTTACGCCCGTCTTCAATTGCTTTTTGAATAAATTTCAACAAATCTTGATTTTTTGAATTTAGGGCAGCAATTCTTTGTTGTTCAAAGTTTTTGGCATATTGTTTTCCAGTCTGGCCAGCCAGATTTACGCCTGTACCATTCCAAGCCTCTGCAAGCGAAATACCAAGCTTGTCCGCAACTCGTTTCTTAGAATAAATAGCCGATAGAAAGTTCCTGTCATCTGGGTGTAGGTTGTATGTCTCCGCCAGTGTTTTATCAAACTTTGCGTCACTTGGGTGTTCCGTTCCCACGCCTCCATGCCCCATATCAGATCGACCTTCTTTCAAAACAAAAGCCGCCGCTTCTTCGGGAGAGAATGAAGGATAACCATACTTATCTGCCGCGCCAAGCAGGCGTGCGTGTCTATATATATCCTGCAAAGCTTTTGTTGGGTTTGACTCTACAGTGCTTGTTTCCATATTTAGATCTGGCTCATATATTGGTGTATTCCCTACTTTGTATCCGCCAGTGAGAAAGCGGCTTAAAGGTAATGTTTCTAAACCTTCTTTGCCGCCAAATTTGCCCGTTGGGTCTGCTCTATAGACTTTGAGGTTTTGTGGTAAATCTGTTGGTATTGTTGACCTTGGCAAAGAATACAAAGGTTGTCTGCTAAGCGTTCGAATTTGCGGCAAAAAAGTTTCTGTATCGCTCAAATTTCTAGGGAGCTCTGGGTCAGCATACGTTGTTTTTCTCATGCCCACAGCATTTGCCAATGGAGCAAGGCTAGGAAATGTCTCAATCAAATCATCTAATCCGGCCATGTTTTATCCTTAGATTAATTTTTTGTTGCCAGCGTTTTCTACATGCCCACCACTAGCAAGGCCAACCAAATCTTTTAATTTTTGGAAAAATGTTGGGTCGCTTTTGTCCGGTTGTCTTGTGTATGGCGGAAGGTCTTTGGCATCAAGTCTGGACTGACGCAAGCCAGTCAATGCATTGTATGTTTCGCGTTCAGCTTTTGTTTTAAGTATGTGTTTACGCACATACGGATCATCTGTCAAACGTTTATTTTTACTTTGCTCAAGACCAGACAAGGTAGCCATTTGTTCGTAAAGAAAATTACGGGTGTCTGGGCGCTTCAATACGTTTTTTGAAAAGTACCCGCTCTCAACATCTATTGGCTCAAGCCCCCATTTTTCTTGCAAGTATGGTGCGTGTTCCACAAGACGCGAAACAATAACGCCTCGGCGTGAATCAAGATCGTTTACCGTTTTGTCCCACAAACTATTCAATCGAGGTGCTGCTCCAAGCCCTTGGTTGGCAAGCACATGCTCCATTTCGTGCGCTCGTGTATTTCTTTGATCTGTACCTCTTGGATTTAGCGCAACCAAAGAGTTTCCTTGATTATCGTTATATGCAACACCTTGCGTGTTTTCATCCAAATAAGGGTCAAAGTATTCCCCCCTCAATTGAGAAGCGCCTGCTAGTGTGTATGGAGCCGTTCCCAAGTTACTTGGCACAGGTTTTAACGCTGCTAAGCCAGAACGCCCATAATCTGTTAACAAGGATTTTTTTAGATCTTGTGGTAAATTTTCAAATTCTTTAGGGTCCATATTTCACCTCAGTAGTATGCCGCAGCACGCCGTTTAAAAATTTGTGGTTCATCTCGCTCATCAGAATCAAGAGAGATAAACCCGCCCCGTCTGAATCGAATCAGCGCCTGAGTGGTCGAGTCAACCAAGTCATCGTTAGCCGCGTTCGGAAAAGCAGCCACCTCTTCAATAAGCTCATCAGCCCATTTAGTCTCAGGTGCCCATACTTTACCCGACCTGAACAGATCAGTCACGGAATTTAACCGCACAAACTTATCATTACCCCGACTCGGCGTAAAGTCCTCTACATAAATTCCCATCTTGCGCAATTCAAATATCAACGGCGCGCCAGCAGCCTTAGCCTCAATCACACAAGCATCCGGCTCCCATTCCTTATAAAACCTGTAAGCCGTATCCTTCAACTCAGGAAACTCCATGCGCTTCTTAAATGAGTCAAGCAAAATTACATGGGGATCAGATTCGTTTTCATCCATATAGAAAACTCCCCAAGTCGTACAAGCACTATAGTCACTGCGCTCATTCTTTGTAAACGCCGTATCCCAGCTCTGAATAATAAATTCACATCTCGGCGGATCATCCTTCTTCCATCTCTGCCACCAGTCCCGCTTAACCAGCGCACCCTCTTCGCCAGTAGGAGTCTGCTGATACTGTGCATTCCATTTGGAAGCGGGCAACTCTTCCTTAAGAGCCTCCAATTCCTCCAAGCTCCAAAACTCCGGCCATAAGGGTTTACCACTTGGCATAATTGCCGGCAGCTCAATAATCTCCCACTCATCACCCTTATCCCGCTTAATAGAATCCTCAATGACTTTGCCAGTCAAGTCACTCTGACCCCACCTCGTCATAATGATGACGATGGCGCCACCAGGTTGCAGACGTTGACGTGGACCCGAGGTGTACCACTCATACACCTTATCGTAGATCTCAGGATTCCCCGCCGCCAATGCAGCCTCTTGTTCTGAATGCGGGTCATCTATTATTAATAGGTCAGCACCCTTACCCGTAACCGTACCCCCAACACCAATAGCAAAGTATTCCCCGCCCTCACTCGTCGCCCACCGCCCCGCCGCTTTACTATCTTGGCGCAAACTTACACCAGGGAAAACCGTCCCATACTGATCCGACCCCACCAAGTTCCTGACCTTACGTCCAAATCCCACTGCCAGCTCACCAGTGTTCGAGCACTGAATAACCTTCTTCTGAGGAAACCGCCCAAGAAACCAACTCGGCAATAAATACGACCCAAACTCCGACTTCGTATGACGCGGCGGCATATTGATAATCAGCCGCTTGAGCGTCCCATTTGCTATCGCCTCGAATTTTTTAGCCACCAAAGCATGATGCCGCCCCGCCACAAACCCTGGCCACATCATCTTTACATACGCCATAAACTTCTCTTGCGCGCCCTCCCGATCAAGCGCCGCCCGATACTCCGCCACCTGAGCCAGTAACTTCTCCTGCTCCACCGGCGACAAACTACCAATCAAATCATCTAACTTGCTCAATCAATTTTCCTAAAGTTTATGTACACCGGCCTAATCGTCCTATGCATCCCATCAACCTTCTTCAAAACCCCAATCCTCACCAACCGATCAACCAAATTCTTTGTGTTCCCCAAACCCATCTTCCCGCGCTGATCCGCAATAATCTGTAACGTAGGACTATAGTGCGTGTACGACTTGGGGTGTTTTCTATAAGGATGAGAACGAGTCAGATCCTCATGTGATCTTGTTAGATTCGTTTAAGAAGCGGATGGAGTTTCCGGAATTGAAGGATACGGCTTTCAGGTTCTATAAGGAATGGGAGCCGGATGCTTGTGTGATTGAGGCTAAAGCTGCTGGCGCCCCGTTAATTTTTGAGTTGAGACGGATGGGGATACATGTACAGGACTTTACGCCGAGTCGGGGGAACGATAAGTTTGTGCGGTTAAATTCCGTGACTGATTTGTTCAGGTCAGGTAAAGTATGGGCACCTGAGACTAAGTGGGCTGACGAGCTTATTGAAGAGGTTGCTGCATTTCCTAATGCGGCTAACGATGACTTGGTTGACTCGACCACTCAGGCGCTGATTAGATTTAGACAGGGTGGGTTTATCTCTCTTGATTCAGATGAGCGAGATGAGCCACAATTTTTCAAGCGACGCGCTGCGGCGTACTACTGATGGAACAATTTTTTTACGAACTCCTAGTTCCGTCGTCTATTGCGGACGAGGCGTTAGCGTTTAGCAAAAACAATGAGGTCTGGCACCTTTACTACAACTTTGAGGCGGCACGACTGCCAATAGAGCTTGTGATCAAAGAGCCAATGCTCATGTGGTTAGCCAAAAATAAATTTGACTTTCATGTGGGCGTTATAAAACTACCTCCCAATACCTGCTACAAATGGCACTCGGACACGGACCGGCAGGTTGGCATCAATATGCTATTGGAAGATAATGGCAGCAAGTGCTTATTTGCAGAGGACACGGAGGACGTTTCTTTTCCCATCATTGAACTTGCGTATAAGCCTAGCAAGTATTACGTCTTCAACACGAGACGACAGCATACGGTGTTCAATTTTGCTGGAACCCGGTACTTGTTAACCGTTGAGTTTCTTGGCAAAGACCGAGGCTTAACTTATACGGATATTTGCAACGTATTTAAGGATAATCATGGCAACCAACATAGATAAAGCACTGTACCAACAACCCCAAGGTATGGAAGAACTGGCACAAGAAGAAGAGGCCGTTGAGATTGAAATTGTTGATCCTGAAGCGGTCAACATTCGCGCCGGTGGTTTAGATATAAGCATCATCCCCGGTGAAGAAGAGGATGACTTTAACGTGAACTTGGCTGAGGACATGGACGAGGGTGCGATGTCTTCACTGGCGGGAGACTTGAGCGGAGACGTTGAACAAGATAGAGGCTCACGCAAAGATTGGGAGAAAGCCTATACCGAGGGTTTGAAGCTCTTGGGTTTGAATTACGAGGAAAGAACGGAGCCTTGGAACGGAGC